TTTAATGTTAATATATTCCGGCGTACCACCGGATTTTCACGGGCAAAGCCCACCTGTCGCCGTCAACCCGCCCTTGGCCGATTTCCGGTGTTCGCTCTACTATCGTCGTCGTAATGCCGCCGAACGGAGAAAAAAAATAATCATACCAGCTGTCGATTCCGTCTATCGTTATCGACGTGCCGCGCTTGAATGCCGCCCTGATTAACTCCGCTCTGTCCGCCGCCGTCTTCGGCCCTGCCTGCAAGGGGTACATGAGCGTCACCTGGAAAATCCCCTGTTCACGATAATAACCGTCGCCCATCGTCGGGTTGGCGGGCGTCGCCGGTAGCAGATAAGCCGCTTGATATGCCGTCCCTGTTACGGGCGTGAACGGCACATTTTCCCATGCTGTACTTAAAGAAGGCGTCATTGTGTTCAGTTTGCTTTCCAGCGCTATGCGGACGAATGCAAGGCTCATTTAAGCTCTCCCAGCGCCTTTTGAATGTAATCCTGGAACTCTGTTTGTGTGATGGCGACCATGCCTGCGGGAGCTTGCGTTGAATGCCCGTCTTCCAGAGCCTGCATATAAGGCAACGAGTTTTGAATGTAGTGGACTTTACCCGCTGCCTTCACCGGAACGCTGCTGATTATCCGATCAATGGAGGCCCCGCCTGTGGCGTCAATCTCTTTAAATTCCTGATTCACCAGCGCCCCTATTGAATGGCTCCAGTTCGCCCTTGCGTGTCCGCCGACATACCCGTCCGGTTTATTGTCCGGGTTCTGCCAAAGGTCAGGGTTGCCGACTGGTGTCTTCTCGACAAGGCTTCGGCCAATGTCCAGCACTACTTTGCGCGTTACGGCATCGGCGTTCCCGTTCGCCTTTTTCACGAAGTTTGCGATGTCGACGGAGAAACCCATTAACACTCTCTCCATATGCCCTTTTCAAGGTAGCCGTGCCACGATCCGTTGCTGCTTCGCATGGTCGATACAAGGATTGACGGCGATACTGATATAGTGCCGTCTTCATGCTCTGTGACGCGGTGGTTGCTGAGATTTCCGCAAAGGCCATTCGGGACCATACAAACCCACATCCCGTCCTTGTCTTTTCCGTAGTCTCCCGGAGTCAACAAGGGGAAAGGACTGTCATCATTGCCTTTTTGCCAATCAACGCGCTTTCCGTTCATTACGCCCTCAAATTGCAGTCGAACAAAACCGGCGTTCCTGCCGGAGAAACGATCTTGAGTGGGTCCACAAGGGTATAAACCACCCCTGCCGCATCAGTTACCGTGTCGCCTAAAACCGGAGGCGTCAGGGCCGCCCCATCCGTCTTAAACGCCGATAGTAAAAGCTGCTTGTCACCCGCCTTAATCAGTGTCCCGTCAATTTGTTTCGCGCCGTAATCGAACACCGCCCCATAAGCCGTCTGCGTTGATGTACCCGCCCCGGTAAAGCCGCCCGTCGCCGGATTGTAAGTTCCGGCGGTGATTTTGGTCAGTGTCAGGCTTTGGCCTTTGCCCTTTAAGAGCTTTTGAGCGGTATTCTGTAAGCGGGCGTAAAAGGTCATGATCTTATCACCCCCATTGAACAGCCGCCCCCGCCCGCCTTCAGATACGGCGAAAGAAGCGAATCTATGGCCCTGTAGCGCGTGAACTGTGGGGAGGCTTTGTCATACTCAACTTCAATCTGTCCGACCTTTTCACGGGCAACCCCTTGCGTTAAGTCCGGGTTCAATTCAGCCGCACTTGCTTTCAACGCCAATTCAGCGCAGGCGTTCTTGACTTCAGTCGGCACGATGTCGGAATCAACAGCATAGCCCTCAACCTCAACATCATACCGAGGCCAATCAAGCGCCTGATCCTCGTTCACCTTGTAACCCTGCCAGCGGGAGCGGTAAACCTGCCGCATAAAATCAGTGGCTTTTCTAAGTGCCGCTTCCCGCAAAGCATCGGTTGCCAGGGCCGCCCAAGCTGTATTGCCACGTACGGTGTGATAATTGGAGGCGTCGGCTACCGAAATGTAGCTTTCACTATCCGATTTCCCGCTCCCATCCTCAACGATCAAAGTCATGTCTTCACCTTAATAATAAGCTGATCCTAAGTCAATCCGCCGCCAGTTCGCATCGGCAATCGTGTTTGTCGCAATGCAATGATAAAGATACGACCCATCCGCGCAGGTTTCGTTTGCCACGCCCACGGTGCCGTTGACTCCGCCGCCGAGAGTCTTCGCATCAGCCGCCCAGCTTGCATGTGTCAGGGTTTCGTCAATGGCGATGCTATCCCCGGACACACCCTTGATTTTTGCCGTGGCCGTCACTTTGTCGGTATCGGTCTTGACGGCGGAAACATCAGCGTTTGCCGTTGTCCCTGTGCCGTAATTGGTGCCTTCAACCCCGCTGTCATTAATGGCCGCGACAAGGTTGTCAATCGAGGCCTCGGCATTCAGGCCAATCAGGACATCGTTTTCAGCGTCCGCGTCGTCGCCGCCGGTCAAGAAACCAGCGCCCGCCCACGAAGCCAGAGAAACATCTGTTGAAACGGCAATCAGATTGCCAGCGTCGCCAATGCTTGCCGCTGTCACGGTAAGAATATCAGCAGCCGTCTTAGCCGCCGTCACCGAAGGATGAGCGACGGTGCCGGTGCCGTAGGTGGAGCCTTCGCCCGCGTCCTTGTTGATTGCCGCAACAAGGTTGTCGATGCTGGCCTCGGCATTTGCGCCGATGAGAACGTCATAAGCAACGTCAACGCCTTCGCCGCCGGTTAATGTCCCCGCGCCCCAAGAGGCGTTGGACATATCGGTCGTCGTGACATAAGCGTCGCCCACGTCCCCGATGGATTTCGCTGTTGCGGTAAACGTATCCGCCGCCGTCTTTGCCGCGTCGATGGTTGTGTGTGCCGTGGTTCCGGTTCCGTAAGCCGTCCCCTCTCCGGAGGTGCAATTCACAGCGAGGACAAGGTTGTCGATGGAGCCTTCAGCATCCAGACCGATGATAACGTCATTCGCAACCGCCGCGTCATAACCGCCAGAAAGGAATACCGCCGCGCCGTCCCATGCCGCATTTCCGCAGTTTTCGGCAATGGCGATTGAGTTTCCGCCGGTTCCGGCTGTTTTTGCCGTGGCGGTGATCGTTGCGGCGTCTTTTTTAGATAATGTGACTGTTGCGTGGGCTGTTTCGCCCGTGCTGTATTTCGTGCCAGCGCCCGCCGCTGCCGTCGCGCAAGCAACCAGATTGTCAATGCAGCCTTCAGCCGTGGCTTCAACAAGAACTTCATGAGCAACCGGATCAAGGCCGCCCAGTAAGGTTCCAGCCGCCCAGCCTAAGCCGGGGGAGTAATCAACGGACGTTATCGCGTTTCCGGCGGTTCCAATGGCAAGGGCTGTAACGTCAACCGTGTCACCCGCGCCTTCTGCTGCTGTAACGAGGCTGTGAGCAACCGTCCCTGTTCCATAGTCAGTGCCTTCGTTCGTTCCGGCCCCTGCGTCGTAGGTGATAGCTTCAACGAGGTTTAAGAGGGACTCTTCAGCGGACGCGCCGATTTTTACATCATAAGCCAGGGCCAGCGTGTCTCTGAATGTGTAGGTAATTGATCCGATTGTTACCCTTGCGCCGTCCTGTGGGTTCGCCGTGGCGGTCAAAACACCCGTGGCTTTCGCTTCGGTCAAGGCCGTGACGAACTTATAGACGGTCGTGTCAACGGTCACCGTTTCGCCGTTTGCGCCGACGTTGGAAAAAACAAGGTCTTTCGTTGCGGCGATAGCGGCAATCTGGTCACGCCAGCGATAAGTTTTCGCCGCCGCGCCGGTTCCGAGGGTAACAATTTCGTTTTCAACCGCGTTGCCTGTCAGGGTTAGGGCGCCGGATGCTTTCACTCCTGCCGCGTTGATGGCCTCTTGGAAGGTATAAACGCGCTCATCAGCGCCCGTGCCGATGGTGACGGTTTCATTGTCAACCGCGTTGCCGGTGAACGTCAAAGCGCCTGATGCTGCCGTCCCCGCGCCGATGGCATCCTGGAAAGTGTATGTTTTCGTTCCGATGGTCACCGTTTCCCGGTGTAAAGCGTTTCCCCCGGCGAATGTCAGAACCTTCGAGGATGCAACCGCGTTCACGGGGGTCTTTTCTGGAATGGCCATTGCGCCCGTAAAGACCGGATTGGCGAGGGGAGCATACCCGGACAGGTCTTGATTGTCCGAGCCGCTTGCGTGAACATTCGCAGAAAGCGCCGATGATTTAACGAGGTTCCCAGCCGCGTCAAATTCGGCCAGGTAGCCCGTAGGATCGGGCGCAGCCGCGACTTTATCCGCCTTTCCTGCTACCAGCCCTGATGCCGTGCCTGCCGCATCGTAGGCCGTTGCAGCGGTAAAAGCCGCCGTGCCGAGGCCCAAAATGGTTTTGAATTGGTCGATGGTTTTCTTCACCCACGCAAAGCCGGGGGCCGGGCCGCCGACGATAACGTCGTTTTCCGCTGCGGCTGCCAGGACATCAATGCCGCTGACTTTCGAGTCAACGTATGTCTTCGTCGCCTTCTGGCTGGGAACTTCATAATCCGAGTTGTCGGAGAAAGTTCCGTCCGTATTCGGCACGGGGACAGCCTGCGAAACCGTCAACGAGCCTGCCGTGCATATGATGTTAAACCGTTCCGTGTCCGCGTAAGGGCCAAACTTGAATGTCGCGCCGGTGGTGATCGCCGTCACGCTTTGGGCGTCCCCGCCGCCGGGCAAC